TTGTGTTGATTGTGTGAGTAAATCAGAAACTTTATCTTTGAGAGGTTTGAGATCAAAACCCCATACATCTTTCACCTCTTCATAATCATCGTGAAAATCAATGATTGTGAGTAAGTTCTTAAGATCGTCTGTTGTGAGTGTCATTTTGTTTGAGAAAGAATGTAAGATAATGTTTTACTTAAACTCATGCAAGTCGCATTGATGAGAAGAAAGGAACAGGTGCAAGTCCTCCTGATGTCATAACATTTACGAACCAAGTCTTTTTGTTTGCAAATACACTTTCACCAGATAATCCATGCTCAGAAAGTATTGCATTGATGCGTGACTTGGTAGTATGTGATTGATACCCACCATCAAACAAACGAATGAATGAGTTACCTACCTCAGCAATCTTATTGCCATAAAGGTAAACATAAGAAACTCCATCTAATGTGTGAACTTCAGTATTAGCAGATTTGAAGTGAGTGGAGTTGGTGATTGCATCATTCATTTGCTGCTCGATTTTTCTCATTTTGGTTTGGTTTGATTGGTGGTTATACTATAGGTACACTTTGAAGGACCCAGAGTTAGTTTACCTCAGCATAAGAATGATTATCAACATAATCCCATGCTACATCAGTTGCATCCTTACGAGAGAAGAACTTACCTTTAATTGTTAATGATTTGTAGTGATGACGAATAATACCATCAGAGGGTATTGTGCTGTTTTTATATACCCAAACATTGTAACCTTTCATTCCTTTGTTGACTTTAACAGGTGAGGGATTGTTACCTTTGATAATCATTTTGTTTGAGAAAGTGAAACTTCAGTAATGTTTAGATCTGATTTTAACAGTTGATTGATTAACTTTTTTCTGTTAGAGTTCTTTGTTAAATCAATATCAACTCCAAGATCAATAGCAATCTCTTGGGAAAGTCTATCCTCATAAGAGAACTTAACAAATACAGTTGATGTCATTTCGTTTGATTAGTAGTTTGAAACAACAGAATGAATAGTTCCAGTTGAAGTGTATACTAAGTGAACATCGCAAGAGTATTCTTCAGAGAGAGAATATGCAATATCAATGGCACGATCTATATCAGTAGTTTCATTCTCCCAAGGAGCAGAAGTACATCGGATTGAAAGTTGCATTTGGTTTGAGTGAGTGGTTATACTATAGGTACACTTTGAAGGACCCAGAGTTAGGTTACCTTACTTAAATGTTACATTCACTCCTATGACTTTAGCAGTTGGGTTACGTGCAAGGGCAGTAACTTTTGCATCTTGATTGTTATTGGCATGTACTTCCTCGGTGAATACTTTTCCACCAATGTACAACTTAACTTCGTACTTCATGAGAAAACCTTTGGTAAACCAGCAACAATTAAGAATGATAAAAGAGCAACAATATCCCAACACTTATGGCGAATCATATAAGGAATGGCAAGAGAATTGCCCACCAGATATAATCGGCACCCTAGAGTTGTGTCATGGTACATTGTAACGATGTAGGCAAAACAAATAATGAAACTGGAAAGAATACGAGCACGATTTTCAATCATTAACAAACAAGGTTTGGAACAAATAACCAGATATATTCACCGTCTTTAGGTTCAATTCCACCGACAACAAATTCAGAATGAATTGCACTGGCACTATCATAATCCTCTGTGCAAATTAAATAATCAAGACGATCCTTAAATGTTGCTGTCAGTTCATCAATGCAGGTTTGTTTGTTCATTTTGAGAGTTTCAGTTTGAGTGATTTAAGTGCTTGTTTACGTGCTACAATCTGACCCTTACACATACCTTTTGTTCGTTTACTCTTTCCAGAGTTATGTTTCCAGTTTGGAGTGTTCATTTTGGTTTGGTTTGAGTGAGTGGTTATACTATAGGTACACTTTAAAGGACCCAGAATTACTTACTCCACTTCCTTGCAGTATTGAAGTTAGCATAAGCAAAAACTTCACGATTCACTAACTTCATAATGATGCTACTATTCTTAAGGACAAATCCTTCCCCAACAATCTTCTCACCATTAATGTATGCTACTGGACTATCGGTGACTATCATTGAGTCCATCAAGTCCTCTTTGATCTCTATCATTAAGAGGTAGAGATGTGCAAGATTATGACAAACAAGAATCTCAGTTAGATTGCGAAGGTTAAGTTCACTACCAGAACGAATCAGAGCATTAATTTGTTTCTTTGCTTCTGCTGCTTGTTTTACACTTAAGAACTCAACATCATCAACATCAACCTGAGGTAAAGTTATGCGAACAAAGTCCACACAAGGTTGCACGAACTTCACATGGTTAGTATCATTGAAGAATGGCGTAGTTCCAGATACATAAGCATCTCTAAGTTCACCATCAGTGCTCCACTTTGTATGTGGTGCAATAATAATACTTTGTGTTACAATCTCAGGGAACTGATATGTGATTGTGTTAGGAGTATAGACGTTAAGTCCACCAAACCCAATAAAATCACCCTGATAAATGTTCTCTGTACGAGGTAAACTATCTAGGCAACAGTGTAATATTTGTGCTACATTACCACTGTGATTTGCATCAATATCCTCATGTGATTCGTTGATTTTGAGTTTAACTTTGTTGAATACACTTTTGGTGCCCACAAAGAATTTACCAGATGCAGGATTAGTACCCCACACTATTGCTGGAGAACCATCAATCTTCAAAGAAACTTGATAGTCACCATCAAAGAACTCAAGAGCAGATAAGTCACCTGTGAGGATTAGATCCTCAAAATGTTCTTGATGCTTGTTTTGGATGGTCATACTACTGATACACTTTGAAGGACCCAGATATTTTATATTAAAAGTCCAGGTAGTTGTCGATTGCTTGTTTAATTTGCTCAGAGAGTAGAAGTGAAGGTCCAATAGCATTGACTTTACCAATATCACACTGGTAGTAATCACCAAGTTTCAATTCAATCATTGCACCATCTGCACCCTCTTGATACAATGAACGTGCCACTTCATCTTCTACAACACATACACGACGAGCAGAAAGATCAATCACCAACAAGTAATCATAGGTAGAAACTTTCTTAAAATCCTCTACAGTTTTGGTTTCAGATAGAAAAGATTTAACCTTGAACTTCTTTGTGGCATTGACATCTTTGCGTTTATAGAATAGGTTTTGCCCCATCTTCAATTCAACTTTCTTCAGTTCTCCACTACCATTATCCCACACGAAATCGTATCCATTCTTATCTACACGAACAAGACCAGAAAACTTAGCAAGTGCTTTTTCTACACAAGTAGCACGAGCAAAGTTATCAGCATTGGAAGAGAATCCTTTATCAGAGTAAAGAGAGTCAACAACACCAAAAACTTTATCCCAATCAACACCAGTTTCCAGATAATCTATAAAATGTGAAGTCATCAATTAAACAGTAGTAAGAACAGGAACAGAAATCTCTACTTGTTGTAGAAACTTATCATCCCAACGTCTGTTATTGTAACATACCCATTTGCCATTCGTAAATAGATAGGCATACTCTTCATTATTCCCAATATACTTACCAAAGGTAGCATCAAGACGAGGAGGGTAATCTTCACCCCTGGAAGAATAATAAAGAGCACCTGTAGTTGGAAGAACTTCATTATTCCAACCAGTATTAGTCCACAGGCAACTCATATCACCACCATCAATTAATTCTGCTGCTTTCTCATAAGAGTTGAAATACTCTATGAGTTTAACACCATTGAACTCAGGATATCCATCATAGTGACAATATACTGAAAGAATTGAATCATCTGCGAGTTGAATGCCGATGCGTGATCTGGTGCCCATTTGAGTTGTGTGCTTACACTATAGATACACTTTAAAGGACCCAGAGTTTATTCTATAGGTAGTTCTGCAACACTCTTACCCTTTCTTAAGGAATCAATATATTTCCTTGCAGAACTTTCAGTTCTACATAACTTCAACTGTTGCCCATCATGTAGTATCATAAGTTGCCCCCCGAAAGGTATTGCCGCATAGACACCCTTATCAATCAAGAATCCTTCATTCATTTGTGTTACTTTCCAAAAAATCGGTGTTTTCGTTTGTGGTAAATGACCTATCACACCCCTAGGATAGAATCGTTAAAAAATCAGGTTTTGACCCCAGTGGTAGACTGGGATCTCATTGGGTCTTAGGTGAGACTTTGGATGGGGCAGGTGTTGCGGCAGTTCTTGAATATCGTTGGGTTCCACCCAAAAATTGCATGGCAAGCACAATCAGCTGATCTATTTGCATATTCATCGTTATGTAAAACATTGAAGGTTTGGTGAAGATATGCTTCAATCAAATTAGCATGTTCTCTTGTTTTACAGACTGCTAAGATTTCTTTTTGAGTTGGTTCAAAGGTTTTGTCTGTGTATGATCCAAGATATGGATCTTCTTCTGGAGTACAATCGTAACAGGTCCTACTTCCAATATATTTTCTACCCCCATTTTCATAAGAGAGGTAAACATAGTGGGTCTTATTCATCGGGTCACCACCGATATTGCTGGTTCACCCTTGTGAAAAATAATATCAACAACTGCCTGAACAGATCTAGCAGTGGAGATACCAACTCTATTGTAAACAGGAACAACAACCAGACCAAACTTTTTGGATTCATCACCTAAACGAATGACCCTTCCAATAGTCTGCGAGATTCCAATGTAGTTCATATTGCGCATAAACAATACTGCTTCCAATCCTGATACATTGATGCCCTCAGATAGGATGCTATGATGTAGAACAACAAACTTCTTAGATGAGTCTTTACCCCAGGCATTTAGAGTGTTGAAAAATACCTCACGATTTACTTTCTTACCATCAATCACTGCTCCAGTCTTGGCAGTAATGAACATCCAAGAATACCCACGAGATTCTAACTTTGAACAGAAATCAGTTTCTGATACCAGTGCCACAATCTGTTTGGTTGCCTTCGCACAAATCAAAATCTTATCGACTTGATTGTCAGCAATGGTTTCCAGCAAATTGTTTGCATCACGATCATAGTTGGTCTGTTTACCAGTTACCATCTCCAGTTGCTTTACAATCACTTTTGGTGGCAAGATATACCCAGCAGAGACTAACTCAGGAGCAGGAACTTGGCAGATAACTTTACCATAAACCTGCGAATCATTCATGCCTGGTTTACCCACAGCAAGTGAATGTTTGGGAGTTGCAGTCATAAAGTAGCAACGATTTGCATTTGCAGAGAAGTGCTCTGTTGCAGGGAAAAAGTCACGACGAACTGAATTATGTGCCTCATCAAAATATATTGTATCCACATCAATCTCAGCAGAAACTAAACGTGAAAGAGAGTGATAGGTTGTGAATATTAACTTGTGACGTGAGTTGTTGCTCTCTACCCAGTTGCGAATAGCAAGTGGTTTAGTTGAACTTTCGTGATGAGTTTCACCTGTGTGGATATGAAACACAGCAGCATCAATGATGAACTCAAGGAACTCACTCGATAACTGCTCTGCTAAAAGTATCCTGGGTGCCACAACAACAATGGTCTGTGGAGTTTGTGACTGAAACTGCCTTACAGTATCAGTAATCATATTCAGAGTCTTTCCACCACCCGTAGGAACAATTAGTTGACCCTTGTTGTGTTGCTGCATTGCAACATCACCACGTTCTTGATGTGGACGAAGAGGTTTATCAAGTTGCATTAGAGTTGTGCTCATGCTATAAGAACACTTTAAAGGACCCAGAGTTTAAATTAATTTGTTCAAAGATTTAAGTTGTTCTTGAATCATTTTCATTGCACTACGACTATATCCTACCGCATAAGGATAAGATTTTTCAGAATCTTCATCATTTGAGTCTACATTATAGCACACATTAATTGCACTCTCAAGTCCCTCAATCAGAGTCTCAAGAGTTGTTGCAGGGATAGTTACATCAACGGAAGCAATAGGTTCCGTCATTATTAATGAAAGTCAGAATACCTTTATCACGAAGAATTTGCAGTTCTGCTAAGATGGTGCCTCGATAACTCTTTTCGTTCTTGAACTTTGACACGGTGGTACGAATTGGACGAATCATATCATATGCTTCAGAAGCAGTAAAACAACAATTACCAAATTGAGATTGGAGGAGAGAAAGAGTCATCTGCCACATCTTCACAGGGTTGGGAGATTGTAAATTCTCAACAATATCTTCCAGTTTGTTATAATCATCCACACCGCTAATCTGGGCAGGACGCTTACCGATAATCAAGAAATCACGAAGATCAACTGCACTATCACTGTAGATGATGTCCAGATTATCAAGCATCCCACGAAGTTCTTTGATGCGAGCAGAAATGACTCCTAGAAGTTCATCACCGTCATTAACATTAGTGGTATTTACATAGAAATTTAGACGAGTCTTGATACCTTCGGCAGCATTAGCAAGAAAAACGGGAAAGAAATCACGAATCCAAACTTTTTGACTTGCTTCGTATAACCTATCAACAACTTTAGTGGTGATGGTAGCACCAGAATCAAGAATGTAGATATTATGCTTACGATAGGTTTCAACAATACCATTAGGACCAGTACGATTAGTATAGTTAGTGAGGAAAGAATCTTTGACCTCATCCTTAAAGATTTGGGTTTTCAGATGAGTGCGGTTGATAGCAATCTCGTTGACTGCAAAAGTATCAACCCACTTATTAACCATCTCTTGAGTAACTTTTTTATCATGTTCTTTTTGACGACGAACCCAATCCTTACCTCGTGCTTTGTAATCTTCGTAGTTAGACTCAGTGCCGTCTGGTTGTGGTTGGTGTAGAAGACCAACTTCATCAATCACATCACCTTGATCATATCCATCACGAGGAGTATAAACATCAACCAACATCCACTCATAGTTGTTAGCAACGTACCACATCCATCGGTGGTTTCCATTTACTAACCAGTCTTCGAGTGTATTATTGTCGAATATGTTGGTGTCTTTGTTCAGAAGAATTGTGGGAGGAAGTTTACCGATCTTATAACCCTTCTCAAGAGAACGTGCAATACGATCATAAACATTACGATCATTACCACGTTTACGTCCAACGTTCTTGCGGAGTTTGATGTCTTTGGTGTTTATGATTTCAGTGTAGAGGTACTTACAACTCGCATATTCAGGGCGAGCATAACCTTCAACCTCACGTTTCAAATGGAGCATCTCATCAGTTTCTTTTGGATGAGAAATATAATCAGGAGAAAGTTTAATTCCAAAATCTTTAACAGTCATAATAATAAATACAATTTGTCATTTTGAGTTTTGGCAGTGTGCCTCAACCACATATACAATATAAAGCATTTTCAATAATATGTCAACCCCAATGTGACACTAGAAGAACTGTTCCAGTCCAACGGGATCTCCGAAGGAATAGTCGTATAATAGGGCATCGGCACACACATAATGAGAATGTGTTAAAGAAACTCCTATTCTTTGACACAGTTCTTTATGATTATCTTCCATCATCTCAACAGCATAAAGCATATGATTGAGAATATAATCTTCAGTATGATATTTTAATAATCTATTTTTTAATCCCACTAAAAAGTTTCCTGATCCCGCAGAATTATCAATGAATGTGCTTTTAGGATCTTTAAGAATATCGAGTGAAATCTCATCAATCATACTCTCAACAAGTTCTTGAGGAGTAAAGACTTCTTGTGTTTCTTTAATTCTTTCGTCGGATCTTTCGATACTTGAACCAACTTCTAGATTATGTTTATTCTTTGCCATCTCGTTTTTCCAAACACCGAATATATGTTGAGATTAAATCATTCTTACCAAAATGTCTTCTTCCATTACAACTCGAAGCAACTTCTCTAAACACAGGTGCAAATTCGATGAGATTTTGTAGAATTTCTGGTGATTTAACTTTTAGGAAATGATGTCCCTTTGCATAGTGAGTAAAGTTTTCTGTTTTGACTCTACCACTGGGACCTGATCCATACTCACCCACGAATACATCTGCGTCAAATCTGTTCTCATAAGAAAGAAACTCAAAGTCAGAATGCTTCCTTATCATTGGGATTTCACCAACTCCAACCTGAAATCTAGATGTATTTTTAACTTTCCAATATTGTTTAATCGCACTAATACCACCTGGAAATGTCGAAGCATTTAAATCTTCATCAACCACACAGTGAAGATTTCCCACAATCTTGTTGAGAGATGATGGTTTTCTTATTGATGTTGGCAATACAAATCTTATATCATCAGTAATCTCTGCCGTTTTATTGAGAAATTTGATCGCAAGAATACCACCAACACCATAAGGAGGATTACCAATAGATAATGTAAATTTCATACTATAGAGACACTTTAAAGGACCCAGAGTTTACTGAATGTCAAAACTTTTATCAAGTTTAACTTTTTCTGGTGGAATTCCTAGTTTTTTTGATTTTGCTGCTATTAACAAAGATCTAAGTTTTCGACCACCATCTCTTATAATCTTTTTTCTTTTTTCTTTACTTGGACCGACGATTGCTCTTTTAGGTTGATTTGCTGGTCTTAAATCTACTTCAGTAGATTTATTTTTAGAAATAAGTTTCGATCCTTCTTTTTCTAAATCTTTTGATTTTGCTTTTGGTTTTTCTCCGTCATTTTTTGCTGCTGCTCTTGCCTGTGCTGCCTTTCTACGTTCTTCTTTTGCTGCTGCTTCTGCTCTTGCTTTTACATCAGCACTTCCACGTTCTTGAGTAGGTGCCTGAGATTGTGAACCTTTTTGATTTCCAATATCTTTACGATCTTTAAGTTGTATTGCTTTTCTGTTTCCTTGTGCATCTTTTTCTTGAGACTTTCTACGCATTTCAGGAGCAGTTTTTTTACGATTTGCACCAATACGTCCACCTTCACCTGTCTTGCTAACTTGTGCTCCTGACATAAAAGCAGCATCGTATGCTTCGCAAATAGATACAAACTCTAGAAAAGTCTTCATTTAGCAGTGTGGAGAACTTTTGATATTTATATCATAGGACCTTCCCACCAATATGGGCGGAAAGGTGTCCACTTATCAAACTGGTTCAGTCTTCTAGATCCTTTACAACAGAATTTGCTGATGCATCTGCAATCTCTTTATCAAATGCTGCTCTAGATCCTTTAAATACACGGTCATCAGCATAGAAACCTCTCACTACTTGCCTGCGGGCAGCAGTCAGCACATCATATTCCTCTTGTTGTTTATTGGTGAAGGAAAAATTTTGTCGACGCCAGACAACCTGAAGTTCATTAAGATGGTGGAGAATGTTAGAAGTCATTAGTAATCAATGTTAGAGTTAAGGTAGGAATCAAAGTCAAAAGATTTTTTCTTATCTTTTACTTCATCATCAGCAAGATCTTCACTCATTTCCTCTACAAAATCAAAATGAGAGAACTCTTCCACTTGAAGATCGTCGTAGTCGTTCATGAATTGGTGTGATGCTTACACTACTGATACACTTTGAAGGACCCAGAGTTCTCATTTATGACTTTCTTTAAAAAGTTTCATTTCTTCCCAATCTCTCTTATAAACCAACACACAAATATCAGCAGAACGATGTACTCCTACTGATGTACATACACTCGCATAATCCTCGCAAATAAATCGAATTTCTCCAATCCATTCTTTATACTGAACCACCACACCTTCAGCAAATACTGATTTCATAAGAATGCTGCTTCCAATGGTGTTCTTCGTATCTGCATTGATGAATAAGGAGTTGTATTCTTAAAGTCTACA